CCAAAACCACAGGCACGAAATCAAGAGCCATCTTCTGCTAGATATGGTGGAATGATGGCAGGTGCATATTAAAAGAGGGGACCAAAGCCCCCTCTCTCATTTAGTCTTCAGCGAGACTTTTGAAGAATGACAAACTCTCTTCATCATCCTCATCATCGCTAGACCAAGGTGCATCTTCTTCTGCTGCCTTGGCAACCTTCTGTCGTGGTGGAGGGGCAACCTCCTGTTCTTCACGCATAGGTGCTGCGTCAGTCACACCCAGAACCTTGTCCAGACGTGCTTTCAACTCACCATATGACTTGAAGTTACTTGGCTTCAGGAAGTCAGCAAGTGAGTGCTGCTTGTTCCAGATTGACTCAATATCGTCATCGTCATCAGAGATAGGTGATGCACTATCAAACTCCGACTTATCATAGTTACGATAACCTTCGAAGTTACGGATCTTCAACTTGAAGTCAGCACCTTCCCAGAAGTCAAATGGGTTCATTGGTGCCTCATCTTCAAACTGAGGTTGCATTGCTTCTTGTAACTTCTGGAAGATCTTAGCACCATACTGATACAAGAACACCTGCCCCTCATTCTGAGGATTCGCAGTGTCTTTGACGACAAGAATGTTGGAGTAGTATTGCAACCGCCGCTTCTGTTTACGAGCAATCTCTTTGTTTGCTTCGATACCAGAGTTCCACAGCATAGAGTTATGCTCGGATACGGGGTCTTTATCGCTGATAGTGGTCAACGAGTTTTCGATATACCAACCACCTGGACCTTGGAAACCATGATTGTACATCTTGACCCAAGGCAAATCTTCGCCCTGTGGTGCTGGTAAGAAGCGGATAACAGCATAACCGTTACCAGACTTGTCTACCTCTGGCTTCCAGAAGCGATCATCACCACCCTTGCTTTCACGGGTAGTTACTTTCTCGACCTCTTTGACTAGATTTGTGAGTGAGGTGTTGCGGGTCTTCTTGAGTGCGGCAAAATCTAATGCCATGATATTTCTCCTTAAAACTAACTTAAAACTACTTGATTCTACTTAATACAATTAGACAAAAATGTCTTTTAGGATCATCCTATACTCCTTCTTGTCAACCTCAATGAAGCGTGAATACTTAATCACCTTCTTATAATATACTATCCAAGTGAAGTCGTCAAGAAGTATTCTATTTATTCTCTTGGTAAACGACAATACTTGGTCAAGTATCACAAAGGACTCAATACTGATATCTTCAGAGATGAGAAGTTTGAGGATAGCAGGATGCTGCCCATCACCACAATCAAACAACTCATCAAACTGAAGGTCGTTATGGTCCATCAAAGCACGGACCTTGCCCATGTCTTCTTTGAATACATAACGAAGCGATTGTGTTTTCTTCTTCCATTCATTAAACGTCTGTTCGGCTTGATCAGTAGCAAGACTCCCAGACCATGCATTATCCTCCTTGATTAGATTTGAAACAAAGAATGGAACGAGTTCTTTCTTGTATCTCCTTTCTATCTTTTCAAAGAAAAACTTATCACGGCGTTTAAGGAATGATTCTTCTTTCACCCTCATCTTACCATGATACTTGAAGTAATCATAATCACTCGTAAAGTGGCTCTTCAAAGCAAGGTAGATTTTATATGCGTTGAAACCAGGATACGACATCACACGGGCAGTTTGCATAATTTCTCTTTTAAAAGGTTCATGTCACTCGCTTCAGACTCAATCTTTTGTCTGATAACTTTATTCAGCATCTTGGATACAGTCTCGACTTCAAGACCATTCTTTTCAGCATAATGGACAACGGCATCAATGTAGTTCTCACCAGTATCTTTGACGAACTGTTCGATCTCTTGGTTGAACTCTGCACGATTAAGCATTCGTACTGCCACCAACTGACTTGCGAACGATATCTTCTGAGATACCTTCTGGATAATAGATTTCCAGAAGCAGGCTGTCCTTCACAGATTCAAACCAATGATACTCCCCTGGTTTGACCGTAGTGAAATCGCCTGGACCAAGATCGGTCACGTCAGTTAGGTCATAGTTATTTTTACGGACATGAATTTTAGTATGCCCACTGATGCAATAGAATGCATTCCACTTGAACTGATGCATATGCTCCGAGCATTGAAACCCTTTGTTAGTTTCAATACGATGCACCTCAACCATAGGCGTGACTAACAAGGGTTCTG